AGCGAACAAAAATACGGGGACGCTGGCTAGCAGGTACCTGATCCAAAATATAGGGCAGGCTTTCGATGCCGGGTTGAAACATGTCTTCAAAGTAGACCACATCGTCATGTCGAACTTCTCCTTGTTGCATCAAACGAACCAGATTCATCATTTGACTCATGGCAAAATAGCTGCGACCATGAGCATCCAAGACTTGACCCACTGAAATCTTTTGACTGTTGTCAAGATTCAAGCCGGGCACATATACAACGTCAAGACCTCGACGTTTGAACACCCGACGATTCCATTCTGTGAGTTGAAGAGTGTAACGGGCTTCGTAGCTTTCTAGCCCCATGTAATAAAGTTTTCTCATTGAGATTCCTTTGTAAAATATTCTTTGATGTAATTGGCCAACAAAGCATGCGCTTTTCTGCTGGGATGGAAATCACCAAAACTTGGTCCAAACCAATCTGTTTCCATGAGTTGTTGGGCTTTCAAAAAGTTTGTATCGCTTGCGGAGGCCACTTGTTCCATGATATCCAATCTGCCGCGCTGTTTTGCATCGCGAAATAGGTCAGGGTTCAGTATCAACGGAACACAGTTGGTTTGGTGAGATGAATCCATGAGACCAATCCAGCTTTCACACATGGGCACAAGATTAGTATACAGTGAAACTATGTTAAGAGCAAGATCGTTAAGCCCGCCCACAAGATAAATCTTGGTTTTAAATTCTTGCGCCAAACTGTCAAGTTTGATGTAAAAAATTTCTAGATTTCTTTCATACAGGTTTTGTAAATCTGTGCTGAGTTGATATATTTGATCATGATCCACATGATATTTTTCGCTGACTTGATGTCTATATGCGTCGGTTTGTATTACAACAATTTTGAACTGTTGGTAAGTTTTTACATAAGTCAAGTAGTTGCGCAAGGCAAAACACATCTGCCAGTTGCTGGCCGCGCTCTGACTGAGATTGACCACATCATAGTGCGGAGACAAATATTCGCTCACCCCGGGATGATTGATTCGGAGCGTTTTGTTTTGATCCGATGTCCATTCTCCACACCCCCAACTACAGCCTGCTAAAATTAATTTTTGGCGCATGTCAGACTGATCGGCTCATGACCGATCTAATTAGGCTAGTTCAAAGTGTTGTAGAATTTCTTGTGCAACTGCACGGTGAGCTTGCTGAGTTGGCATCAAACCGTCGCGTCCCATCAGCAATGTGAACCCTTCGCTGACAAGCAAGTCTTTTTTGCGCCATGGATCGTTGGTCATCAACTGTTCATTCAATAGGTCATGTCGTCCCATACGTTCAAATGTCAATTCTAAATCCTGAAATGAATCCCGAACATAGCCTAACATCACAGGAGTTGACACATGTTCGGGATACATCAGTTTGATCCAACTAGAGCACACACAGGCCAAGTTGGGATATGACATCAGCACAGCAGTGTCAATGTCGGTGGCACTGCCCACTAGATAAATGGTTTTCCCCGCAGCGGCTGCGATTCGGTCTAGCTCACTGTACCAACGGTCAACAATGTTTGAATACAGATTTCTCAAATTGGTACTTGACTTTATGATTTCTTCATGTCTTACACCAAAATGATGAGCATAGTGTGTATTGGCTGTGTTGCCCTGAAACACAATCACTGTGCCTTCAAGATCAATGCTTTGCAATAAACCCAGTTCGGCCCAAATACCTGATCTAAGTGATTCAGTGGGAAAGTCATGATAAACCAAATTTACATCGTAGTGATCTGACAAAATTGCACTCATGCCCGGTTGATCAGGAACGGATTCGTTTTGCTCTCTGCGCCAGGTGCCGTAAATCCACCCGTCGCCTACTATGGTAAGTTTTGGTTTGTTTGTCATGATATCACTTTATGTTCGCTGCCCGCTGAATCTGCGTGAGTCCTCTCGCCACATGTTCTTGGCAGGCTTGCCTTGTTGGTATTTACTATATTGTTGCCAAGCATAGCTCTTGAAGTTATAGAGATCGGCTTCGTTGTAACGATATCCGTGTTCTACACAAAAGTCCAAAAATTTTTCTAGATCCTTGAAAATTTCCGCCACACGTGGGTTGGGTTTGATAACAGGCTTGCCCATTTCAGTTTCCTCTTGTTAAAAAATAAAGTTTATACAAAATTGCGGGTTTTATCAAGCCATTGGTTGACCGATTCGCCGATGGCTTTTGCAAATAATTTGTTGCCTTGAATGTTGGGATGTACACCGCAGAAGACTCGACGCCGTTCCAGCTTGCCCCAAACATCCAAGATCAACGAAATCTCGGCCACAGTCGACACACTGGGTTGGACATCGGTGTCATGTAACCAACGATGAGCCACATCAGCTGACCAACCAAAAAAGTCACGCAGTCCCGACTGTTTTGCTAGAAAGTTTTGCCAACTGTGATGTATCACTGTGATCAGGTTTGACCATTCACCAGGTACTACGTCGGTGTGAGCACCAATCAAGGCCACTGGTATATTTAGATCTGTTAATTCTTGATAAAATTTTGTTTCAAGATCTTGCACCACACTGACAACATCACTGTGAGTCAAGAAATATCTCACGAATTCATCTGGTACAGTATCATACAATATATGGCCATGCGTGATTGAATTGGCTGTGACAAACACCGCTCTATAAGGAGCAAGATCTGGATTTGCCGCCATGAATTCTCTGGCCATGTGCAGTTGCTGAAAATTGTTTTCTCCGCATCTGGCAAGATTGGTGTATGTGGAAAGTTGCAGTTGTTCAGCCAAATTGGTGCGCTCAAGATCTTCCCCCATGGGAGTTTCAAAACTTTGTACTGCCCAACTGGGACCAAGATACAAAGTGTGCATTAGATCTTCACTGAGAGATTGTTACGATACACTGGATACTCAATCACACAACCATTTTCGCCATCTTCACTGACTTCAATGATGATACTGCGATCAGGATAGCGTTGCGCAATCTTGTGGTACAGTTCATCAGCAATCATCTCGCATGATTTGTACTCCAACTGCAATATATTTTGTTCGCTCGAATACAGTCCTTCCAACCATCGTTTGAATTGGATGAACTCGATATCACGGTCATTGTGTAGGACGTCGATAGACACCCTAAAATGGAAAATGTGGCGATGAGGATAACCAAGGAACGAAACATCATATTTGTCTCCAGTTGCTAGTTGTGGATCGTTGAGTGCTGCAGGATATTTATGGATTCCCTCACGACGGAAAGTGACCCAAATTTTTCTAAGAGCTTGATCGGCTCTGCGCTGTTGTATTTCGGCCAAGGCCTGTTGATGTTGATCTATCATAGTGTTTGATCCTTGCTGTACTGGTTCCAGTGAGTGAACACACTGGGTCTAGTGAGAGTATGTAATCTGTGACACCAAACTCCGGGATTGGTTGCTGCAAAATCTTTGTCGTCGAGTTTTATTGTAGCATTATATCCCAGTTGTTGTACATAGGGCAGTTTGACCGAAATCATGGGAATAAACATAATGTACTCAGTGAGCGCAGTTTCCAAAAGATCCTCAGCAACTGCGACATCAATGTCAAGAGTGCACCAGAAACCCTGTTCCAAAAATGGCCGTATCATGTCCTCCCATTGATCCCAATCCTTGCTGTCAGCAAAACCATTGGGAAAACTGTGATTGGCACCAAAGTAGATGTGATGTACAGCACCGCTGGCCTTAGCGTCGTCTATGGCCTTGACAATATCGCTGTAATTTTGCAGTCCTACCACAAACAGGGTTCTCAAGCCATGTGCGGGTGTGTGTTCAATTTCTTCACCAACAAAAAATTTGGTATCTTTGTGTCCTTGTCTGTTCACAGTGTGGCCTCCAATTCATCAAGTTTGTCTGGGTCAAGATCGTCATCGTTGGTTGTTGCGGGTGCGTCATCAAATTCAAACATCGAGTTAAACATAGTAGTGGCACTGAACATGCGTTTGCCAGTGCGTCCACGTGTGCCGATGATCAAGTCGCAGGTACTGCGATAGTGTTCCACTGCTGCCAGACTGCGTTCACGATCTTGATGATGGAATATTTCTTCCACAATGTTTCTAAAGTCGTAATCACTGCTGTATTGTCCTGCCAGCATGCCAGGTTTTTGATCCTGGTCGTACAGTTCGTTGGCAGTCTGCACGGCATTGATATGATGCCACACATTGTGACCCATCATGAGTGCATAGCTGAAACTGTCCCAACTGGTCTTGCCTTCCTTGCCCAGCTTGTTGAGATCACCAGGACCATAAACACACACATCACTGATTTTGAGCCGCTGCGATATGGGTGAATCATCAAACACCGAATGAATGCCGTCCTGTATCACAGCATCACGGAAACTGCGTTGGTCTGAGGCATAGCGTTTGTTGTCTGCCGTGGGTGCCATTCTGTAGGTCCACTTGTCGCGATTGGGGAATATGCTTTGATAATACAACTGACCATTGGCTGTGGCCAAGAACGGTGACGCACAATCAAAAGATATTGTGAAGTTGGGATTGTGATAGCGTCGCACTGCACGTTGAATGTCAGTGAGCAAGCAGGCCCATTCCAGCTTGGATGTGCCCAGGAAGTGCATCCAATCATGTACACCGGGCTCCAACAGACCATCGTGTATCAAGGTCACAATACGCTTCAGCACCAGATGCACATCACACATGTTTTGACCACCCATGCCCCAGCCATTGAAATGACGTCCGGGATAACGTGCAGGATCGCTGTAGTGTTTCATGATGTCATACCATGCATCGGCTTCGCCGTGATCTGCACCCTGCAACACGTTGAGATATCTAGCCCCGCCTTCGGCCACACCACGACGATTGTCAATAAAATAGTCATTGTTGTAGATAGTGGCGTTGACGGCATCTTCATAGTTGTAAATGCCAGTCTTTTCGCTGGAGCCAGGCCATTTGCTGGTCCAGGTGGGGATATCCAACGTGAGCCCATAAGTTGCAATGCCATCCTGCCATTTCAGCACAGCCTCACGTTTTTTCTGTGCCTTGGCACAGCCTGATCCTGATCTCCAATCGCCTTCCCACACGCCCTTGGCAATTTGAAATCCGCCTGAGTCACACAACATAGTCACACCACTATCGCGATTGCGAATCATGTCCTCTTTGGGGTTGTGTTTGGTGAGATCAAGATCAGCATGTCCAGCTGAGTACAGTGCCCACTTGTAAGGAAACAAGGCCTGCTGTGGGTTAAGAAAATTCATCTGTTCCATGTCAGGCATGGCTGCAGGCATGCGAGCAGGATCAACATAGTTTTCAAATCGTTGACGACCGATATAGGTACTGTAGAAACTGCTGATGGCCGGAAGAAAAACGGCGTAATCTTGCTGCCTAGCAGTTAGGTCATGTTGTTCAGTCATCGTGTAAAAATCCTGTTATGTTGCAAGTCCATTTTGTTTCACATCCAATGTTACCACTTAGGTGCCATGTGTTAGGCTGCCACACAATGCAATCTCCACGCTGCCAGTGGTGTATCACACTGTCTCCGGCCTGCAAAAAGTGTCCGGTTTTCCAATCTTCAAGAAACAGTAGAAATCTCCACACAGGTCTGGTGTCATCTGGATAGCGTTTACGCAACATGTAGAATCGATCCTGATGCCAGGGCAACACTTGTCCGCAACGTTGTCGAGTCACGGTGGCCACAGCATGATCCAAGGGCAACTGTTGTATTATATCTTGTTCCCAGGCAAATGTCAACTTGGGTTCGCGATTTGTTGTTTTCCAAATACGAGTGTTGTGTACGGTATAGCCAAATTGAGCATGAGCTTGTTGTTCCTTGCCAAGGGCATCGTTGTAACTCATGTCATCCAATAGGCTATATTCATACTCTTGGTCATAAAGATATGACGAAAGATCTTGATCAACCTGCGGCCAGTCAAGATTGATTTTTTTGAACAGTATGTAATCACTACCAGCGGTCAGTGATTTCATCAGTGATACAGATTCTGTTGTATCCATTTCTTTTGAATTGTTGATATTGGTCATCCGTGCTGGTAGCCAAAGTGAATGTTTGACTGGGCACAAGATTGTGTTGTTCACAAACTTCGGTTTGTCTATGAAGATATTTAGACAACAGCCAGTCTATGGAAAATTCCTGCATGAGTCGCATGCCGACCCATGCTGCTGTACGATTGTAGATCTTGAGATCACTGTTGACCTGTAGCATATCGTCCACTGGATCTCGAGTCAGGCGCAGTCCCAGGCGCAGTTGTGTGGCCAAAGGCTTGCTGAGGCTAAAAGCAACTTCTTGCACACAGGGACGATCCAAATTCAAATCAAGTCCTTGGCTGATGGGCCAGTAACTGAGATCCAAAAATACCGGAATGCCCAGCTGGTCGCAGCGATCAAGCACAGAGTCAAACTGAAAATATCTATCACCGGTGCCGGCAAACGGCATACTCAACAACACAGCATCATTGGCCTTGAGTGGTTCTTGTTCTAGATACTGCCAGTTGTTGTGTGCTGACTGACTGGCAATGCGGGCTGCCACAAATTCAGCCTGGCTGAATCGTAGACGTCGTTGTACACTGTGCCTATACACAAAACTAACAATGGCTTCCACACTGCCGGCTGAATACGCACCGTGTGGCAACACTGTCAAGCCACGTAGATTGTTCAGGGGGTGATCCAGCATCCAACTCTGTACAGCTTCGATGTAATGTTTGGTGTCCCAGGTCCGGATGTCAACATCCTGATCAGTCACTGTGGCCAAGAGTTCGAACATGCGACAACGAATTGCCGCATCTTCGATGGGATTGTGGCTGGGTGTCATTACTTGGTTTGCGCAGGCAAAATATAGTTGTAAACAGCCAGGCCCGAATCCACAGTGATTTGAGTACCACCATCATCGCTGATTCTCACAGTTTTGTCTCCGGTGAGATCCATGATAGCCGCAAATCTCTTGGCTGGCCATGACCACGAACGTTTTAATTGTCCGGTCACACCAGGGTGAAACACAAAGTTGCCGGCATGAGTGCTGTGATCACCAAAGAAAAATTTCAAATCACCATTTTCAGTGCGAGCTTGAAAGTTTGGTTCCTCACTGTTGGCAGCCATCTGCCACTTCAGTCTTTGAATGGCAGCATTGGTAGGCTGAAATTCAACATGCCAGTTCAAACCAAGAAATTTACCAGTCTTGAGTTTTTCGTTGATCACACCTTCACTCATGAATCTGTAGCTATTTTTGAAGTCGCCAGCTGCGTTTTCAAAAGCAATACCGTCGGGTTCTCCTGTGCTGCGTTTGGTAATGGATATCTTGGCACCTTCACCGTACTCCTGCAATGACAGCAAAGTTTTGAGTTTGGCTAGATTGGGCATACCAAACGTGCCAATAAACTCAGGCAGCGGATTGTGAAACTGTGCGTCCATGACCACACTTTGATCTTCAGGCATGCCCTTGATCACAGTGCTTTCATCTGTGCCAATGATTTTGATAATGTCAATAAAACCAAGATCATAAGTGTGTTCAACCAAATCTTTTAGATAGTCTTTCATAAAATTCTCCTTGTGTGTAGTATATAGATCTTGCAATCACAATGCAACAACTCTGGCCTGAGTCTGTGCACCACGTATGCTGTTGAGTTGTCCGGGTCGGCGTAGCTCGCACCAGGTCATGTCTCCGCCCTGGTGATTTACCGAAACAACTTCATATCCCGCTTGCAGCACCATGGACTCAAGCAATCGCCAGGGTTGATAACACATGAATGTGCGCTCGTTTAAGCGCATGTTATGAGCAATGTCGCAGTCATTGAAGGTCATGATAAAAACGCCACCGGGACGAAGTTTGTGCCAAATTTCTTGTAGGTAACGTTCCAGCACTGGCAAAGGTTTGTAGTTGAAAAAATTATAGGCCAAAACATAACCAAATTGATTGTTGGGCAGCTTGTCCAAAGCACCGGTGACTCCAGGATCGTCTATCAAATATTTTCGCAAACGACGTTGGTATAGCTCGTTAAACTGTGAAACAAAGGGTGTCAACAGATGTTCATAGTGGTCTACCACATACAGTGGATCTAGAGCCACTGTGCTCTGCATCCATTCGTCGCATGTGGGACGAAACACCATACCGGGAAAACGCCAGTCAGATAGAGTCCGAGTTCTAATGTCAAGACTGTGGTGACATTCAGCAGTTATTTGTACACCAATGTTGAGTTTTAGATGCAGTAGGTCGTCAAGGCTGGTCTCTTTGGGATATCTGGCCATGTCAGTGTCAATACATCGTTGATCGTTGGCAGCAATGACCTTGACAAGATTTTGGCGCAGTGTGATCAAGATTTGTTCAAACTCATGCAAATTTGTTTTGATTTCCTGATGCTTGGCCTGCAGTTGTTCGGCCAGATCCTGTGATTTCACAGCACTGTTGGTCACTGAGTATACCACTGCTGCCAAGTCTCTGGCAGTTTGGCCGGATTGTTCTGCAATGTTGATTTTTTGCAATTCATTGCAGAAAGCCACTATTTCGGACAGTGTCATGAGAAGTCAAACAACGATGTAAATGTATTTTTTGTGTTGGTGGCTGAATTTAGATCCCAGTCCAACACACCCAAGAGGTTGTCAATCTTTTGATCAACCACAGTGTTTTCCATTTCCTGATCATCAAACGGCAGTTCTCTAAACCAAGCGGGCAAGTGTAGTTCATCTGTGGGATAGGCAATGGACGTCCAGTTCAAGGGATTGGGTTTGAGTTTGCACACAATCACCTTCATGCCATCCACGATCTGCATGCTGTAGTTGTCACTGTTCATGCGTCTCAGAGTGTTCCAGTTCAAGGCAGCACGTACATGTCCAGGCATGTTGGCCTTGCCTTCGCGTTCCTCTTTCTTGGCATAGGCAGTGAGATTGTTCACACGCTTGGGAGAGCCTTTTTCCCAGCCCGGACGTTCAGTGAATTCATACTTGAATGCCTTGATTGTTTCCACAATGGCATCGCGTGGCTCACCATGCAACACACTCATCAGCACATCCATCAAGAAATCTTGAATCACACGCGGTGTGTCACTGCGTTTGAGATCCAGGCCAGTGGCCTTGACTTTGCCGTGTGCACCAGACACATCCTTGCGTGTACCTTCCTGATCAATGATGTTGACTGCATAGCGTTTTTTGGTTATGAACAGTCCGCGGTCAGCCACAACCTCACGACCGGCCTTGATCAGGCTGCCCATGTCTCTTGGGCAGTGAAACGCCTGTTCCATGAATGCTGGAAATGAATCGTTGACTTGTTCAGCCAAGTCGTCATAGAGCTGAATACAAAACTCTTTGCTCCAGGCCATGCGACCTTCTTCAACTTCTTTCTTCAGCACTGGCCAAGCTGAAAAGTAACAGCTATCTGTGTCGCCATAGATCACTGTGTCGCCCATGTGATCATACACGCCGGTGAGACATTCATTGATATGTGCATCCATGTGCTTGGCAATGGCGCGACCTGTCAGCGTGGTCGATTGTCCAATGCGTTTGTCAAAGAATCTACAGCCTGGATTGAGAATGGCACCATACAAACTGTTCAAGTTAATCTTTTTCACCAACTGACGCTTGTCCCAGAATGCTTCTTGTTTTTTGTCCTTGGCTTCACGCTTTTTGGCCTGCATTTCCTTGCGTTCAGCATACCAACGTTCCAACAAGCCCGGTATCACACCTTTTTTCTCATAGGTAAAGATTGTGCCATTGGCACTGAGCATCCAGGGCTGATTACTGTCAAACATGATCCGCCAGACCTCAGCAGCACTGTGAACAGTTTCTGTGCCGTCTTGCCAATCAATGGTGATTTCAGTGCCACGTTCTTGATTTATCACAGCGGTATATTCAAGACTGCCAAACAGGCCTTCCCAGGCCGCAGCAAAACTCATGCCGCTGGCCATGCGCTCCTTGATATAACGACTGGTCATGTGTGGACGCAGTTGTCCCACAATGGTTTCTGGACCCATGTTCAAGGCACGAATCGCACTGGGATACAGACTGTTGATGTCAACACTGCCGATCCACTCGTGTATGCCTTTCTTGGGATAGGCCACGTAGGCACCAGCAGCCTGTGTGTCATCGTCGGTGAGACGTTGTTTGCGATTGGGCACTACCATGCCACGTTCGTGTGCTTCGTTGATAATGGCCTGTTCAGTCACAGCCACAGCACCCATGGTGGTCTGTAACAGCACAGTGTTGGCATGTGCCAGTTCATTGGCCAGATCAAGAAATCTCAGTTTCTTGTCCATCTGTGCAATACCATTGACGTCTTGTCGGTTGTACTCTATGAACTTTTTGAAGTCATTGTTGTAGAGTTGATCCAGGGTGCCTTCGTACTTGGTCTTGCCTTCCAGACCTTCGTATTCTAGAATGGCATCAAGACTGTAGCTGTGACGTTCTTCATAGGTGTACTTGCGATACAGTTGCATGTAATCCATGTGTACCCGACCCACTAGGTCATAGGTCTGATGTTCAGCTCCGAATCTTTCAAATGTACGCTGTTTGGGAAACTGTCCCCAGAGACAAAACTTGCGAGTGTCGTCGCGACTCAACACACGAGTCACTCGGTTCACAGTGTAGGGAATATCATAGCCCTCGGAGTTCCAGCCTGTGAGTACATCAGCATCGTCAATGAGATCAAGGAACGCCTTGAGCATTTCCGCCTCACTGTCAAAAATCATGGTGTTGTCAAATTGGTTGGCAATTTCCTGTGCTGTGGCCTGACTCATGTGACGCGGTGGCACTGCAAAGGTCACCAGTTGATCCAGCCAGTCTAGATACACAGATATGGCTGTGATGGGATTGAACGGATCTTCCACGGGCGAGAATCCGCGTTCCTGATCAAACGCAACCTCGATGTCAAAAATTGCTGTCTGTAGTTCCGGGGCGTCTAGATCTTTGTAGTTTTCTTCTAGACAACGGAAAATAGGATTGAAGTCGCTTTCATACAGTTGTTTGCTGCTGTGCATGCGAACTTCTTTGCGAAATTCTTTGTTGTTGCGTGTGCTGAACCTTGACACTGGAGTGCCATAGATGCTGCGAAACTTGCCTCGAGGATCGTCGTAATAAAAAACATAGTTGGCCGGATATTCCTGATATCTACGTTGGCCTTTGATACGTTCTACAACATGAATGCGATCGTGATCACGATCAAAAAGTGCGTCTACGTAACTCATTATTCTCCACTAGTGGCTGGTCGTGCCATGTATATGTCATTTAATTATTGATACTGCTGTACGCGGATTGCGAATACAGTCACAGACCACAGCCGCAGCCTTTTCTATGGTCATGACACCCCGATGTTGGTTGAAACGACTGGGGAACGAGCCCAATTCTACTGTGCTCACTGTTACAGGGTGATTGTCATCCACAATTTTTCTATTGAAGTGACGTCCAAACTGTGACAGTGCTTCTTTGCTAACATTGTAACACAATCGTTGAGTGGAAATACAGGGGTATGATACCCAATAGGTGCTGGTGCTGCTGATGTTGATAATTTGTCCTTGCTGCATCTTTTGGTAAAATCCCAAGGCAAGATATGCCGCACTCACAAAGTTTGTTGTGAATATCTCCCAAGCATCGTGATGTTCATTCACTGCCACGGTGTTGACAACCACAGTGGGATCGTGATCTTGTACCACTCGATCACAGTCCGTTTGCTTAGAAAAATCATAGGTGGGGCGGCCAACAATGATGGCGGGCTCGCTCAGCTGTTGTTGTATGGCATGAGCTAGATCACTTGTGCCCAGTAACAATATCATTTAGTCAAAATATTTTTGTATAGTCCCATCACGATCAAGATCGTTTGTGACACAGTGTATGCCAGCGTCCCAGAAGTATCTGTGTCTAAACGGTGACACATGCACTTCTACACCGTGACGAGCGCAGGCCTGCTCCACTGCATCACTGTGACTACTGACCACGATGTTGTGTTGGTCTACCACCAAGATGTTGACATCAAACACAGTTTCTGCTGCATGCCCCACCCAGGAATCAAAGTAGTGTTCCACTGTGTAACGCAGCGTGGTATCCTGTTCAAATCCAGGCACATACCAACGGCCACGATTGAGCTTCATACAGTCTCTGAATTGCCTGGTGTTAGCAAAGTCACTTGGCTCAAGATAAACCACCTCCCAGTCCGGAAAGGTATCAGCATAGGTTGGCACATCTCGCAGACTCACAATCAGTCCAGGTGTCACAGCACAATATGTAGCATCGCCGTGACCCTGTGCGTCAACTATGCGATTGTTGGTGTTGGGAAACAGTTGGTTGACACTGTGTAGTAGTTCGGTTTGATCTTGATCTGGTGTCTGTGTTGCAAAGTATAGATCGTGTCCCAGTCTTGACACAAAACATCCACTCACAACATCAAGATCTGTGAAACACACAGCATTGCCTTGTTGTTCCACATGATCAAAAATGTTGCGGTAACAAGAAAGTTTGGCCTGATGTTGAGCGAGATCTAGACCGTGCCAGGTAGGCCAATCCAGTGATTGGCGCTGAAAAGCACGTTGTGCATGGACCTGGTTGGGCTGTTGTGGAATCCACAGTTGGTCATGAATCATGACAAAATAATCACGTGGAGTCACTGGAGGCGGTGCCCAACGATCTCCAATTTTCATGTCATGAAGGTCGCAGGGCAGTGCGGGACGAATTACCTCAACACCAAACCTACACAGCAGTGCAATCAGCTGCTGAAAATCTTGCTCGGTTTCTTCGGCCAGTTGTTCAAACTTTTTTCTGGTGTCAGCATTGGTTATCCAGTGATAGAATTCAGGTGGGTAGGTCCTACCCACCACACACACTTTCAATGGATCCCAATGCTGATATACCGAATATGTCAAAGAGTCTTGCCCACCGTTTCAAGAATGGTATTTAGATCTTCGTTGTCGGCGTTTTCTTCGCTGAGTCGCGACTTGTAGGCAATCTTGATTGCTCGTTTGAGAATGGCAGGTTTGATTTCAAGTTCTTCGGCCACGGCCTTGACAGTGTCAGAGAGTCCGCCCTGCAGGGTTTCCACTTCCATCATAACCTGCATGCCTTCATTGACGACTTGGGTAAGTTTGGCTTTTTGCTCACTGGTAAAGACTCGAGATGTCATAGTTGTCTCCTAGTTAAAACACAGCAACTATAACAGGTTATTGTTATAAAGTCAATGCAATTTGGTCTATGATGGCTTGAGCAAAAATGGCGTGTTGCTCAACAGTGGGATGATTCATGAAACGACCATTTTCCAATCTTTGTAGATTGTTAACACAGCTAATAGACTCAAACCAAGGACCAAAAAATTTATTGGTGTGCAATGTAAAGTCGTACAAGTTGGTCCAAAACACGGCCTGGCCGCCCTGTTGTTTGATCAGTGTGTTAAGAAACAGTATTTCCCAAATTGATGCAATCTCTACATCGCGCAGTTCGTCATCTAATTGGTAAATCACATAGTTTTTGCCCACCTCACCTAGGTCTGAATAAGGCTTACGCGAATGTGGATCTGCCAGTTGAATTCCCACATAGCCGCCAAGCTTGGTACCTCCACACACATTGGGAAATCTTGCTTGATCTTCTAATATGAAGTGCATAGGGTCCTGAAATCCGCGCTGCGTGTTGTCGTATATCAATAATCGCAGCGGTGATGTCACGCCTACCACCACCAATGGACGGCGCCCGGGGTTTTGATTGAACCATTCTAGCATGCGCCATTTGTAGTTAAAATTGGTGGCACTGCAGATGCCAAGGTTGGTTAGCGGCAAATCAAAATGCCTAGCAACCAATATAGGAAAGATATGCTGCTCACGATCATAGTCGGTGAGATCGGCCCCCCAGGTCCAACTGTCACCCACAGTTACTACTGAATCAAACGTCATTTTTCTTCGATGTAATCTTGTGCAGGATCTTGTTGGGCGCGACGTTTTTGAAACAGACGCACTGCCATGTCTGCATGGTCAATGTTGCGGAATCGATGCGGCAATTGGCGTTGACCATGATGTATGGTGAATCCCTGATCTTCGTCACCATGAATCTCTAACACAGCACCGTCTTCCATGGTCATGGTCTTGACCGGACTGTTAGCTGCTGTGAGATCTGCGGCAAGTTTGTCACCAATTTCATGACCAACTTCGCTGTCGGCCGGATGTGGAGT